TACACCTATGACAAAATGCGCAAACTGCGATAATAAGGCTGACTACACAACAGCTGACCCAGGAGCTAATCCTGTAGATTACTGCGCTGCTTGTCTTCCAACATGGTTGCGTAACCGCGCAGCTGCCGGTCACTTCCCTCTTGTTGAGCCAGTAGAAATATCTGCAAAGAAAACAACTAAGAGCACAAAGTGAAGGTAACGCGCCATAGCGCGGTGCAAGTCCATCCTGTTCCAGACAAGGTGACTTCTCCACAAGGACCTTTTCCAAGAGAGCTTTTTCGTGAACCTGAGATTATTACAGACTATGAACCACAGTATGCACAAGATGGAACAGGAATTCCTTTAGGAGGAACTGCTCAAAATAACTACAAACCTCCTCGTTGGATGCGTTGTGGCAGNTGTATGGCGCGTGTACTTGAAAATGAGACAGACGGGCATGTGTGTGAGGAATAATGGCAAAGCCAGCTAACTATTATCAACAGACTCAAAAACAACGAGTGGACGAGCTCAATAAAAGGTTCAACCTTCAAGAGCGTGCTAAAGAAAAACTTGGCATAGAAACTACGTGGGAACAGCTTTCTCCTACTTATACAACTCAGCCTGCCCCTCAATCTTCTGATAAAGAAAGACACCGTGCCAGCAAAATTGCCTATAGTAAAGAAGCTCAAACATTAGTCATACGCATGCGCGATGGTCAATGGATTGGCTACGACAATACTTCAGTTGATACTTGGAACGCTTTAAAAGTCGCGTCCTCTACTCATGATTTTATTGAGTCTGGCGCATTAGGGGATTGGTATAACTTCAACCCCAACAATATGCCTGAAGAAGTTAGGGTACTATTTAACTCCTAATGAAGACTTACGGACCACTATACGTTGGAAGACTTGAGTACTACCATACCAAGTTTTTTCCTATCATTGAGATAGGTACAACTCAAGAAACAGAGGCGCCCTATCGCAAAGGCAAGTGCTTTGTTTTTAGGCTTCCTTTCACTAAACCTGGTTACTACGCCGGTCTTTTTTACTTCACTCCCAATATTCACTGGGACGATGAAGATGCCGTAGATGAAATCTTATTTAATGCTATGTGGTCTAGAACTGCTTGGAAACCTGAGGACGGAGACTATAATGAGTTTTTTAAAGAGTAAAGAGACCTGGGATAAGCCCTTTTCAGAAAAAGTAGCTCGTCGCGTATCTAAGATTGCAACCGCAGAACTAGAAGTTTGGATAGAGCAAGCTACCTATGAAGTAGGGCGTTGCATGTCTTTATATGCTAGAAATAGAGAGAAAAGCTTTTTGGATGAAGCCCTGCTTGGCGCAGAAGCGCTTCATGCCGTTGTTCACGAACTTCATAAACGTACGACACGCTAATAGCGTTTCATAGATTTGTCGACATTAGGTATACACTTAGCATGCTTCTTTCTTCTCCCGTAGACGCAATGGCTGGCCTGGGTTTAACGCCCAGGCTTTCCATTTTCTATCTACCATAAGGACACTATGAGTGACATTGATTTTTTAGATGAAGAAGAACTAGATGAAGAACTGCAAGACGACCTTCCTGAAGAAGAGGAAGAAGAGTTAGATGAGCTCTCCAAGGAGTTTGTTAAGCGTGTAGTTGACCGCAGTATTCAATTTATGGACGCTCTTGTTGGCGTTGAACCTGGGGATGACCACGCTCTTCGTCCCTATCAAATGCCTTTGGCTAGACGAATAATTGAATCTGTTATTATCAACGATGGTGAAGAAATTACAGCCCTTGCTGCTCGTCAGTCAGGTAAATCAGAAACCATTGCTAATACAGTGGCTACTCTTATGGTGTTGCTTCCACGCTTAGCCAAGATGTACCCAGACCTTCTAGGTAAGTTTAAACACGGTCTTTGGGTAGGTATGTTTGCTCCAGTTGAAACCCAGGTAGAAACACTTTTTGGACGTACGCTCAATCGTCTTACTTCTGAGCGTGCTCTTGAAATTCTTGGTGACCCGGAAATTGATGACAGTATTGGAAAAGTAGCCGGTGTTACTCGACAAATTAAACTTAAAAATTCTGGTTCATCTCTTATGATGATGACCGCTAACCCGCGAGCAAAGATTGAATCTAAGTCATTTCATCTCATCATTATTGATGAGTGTCAAGAAGCAGATGATTTTGTGGTATCTAAGTCAATCTCTCCTATGCTTGCTGCGTACAACGGGACAATGATTAAAACAGGAACGCCTACTACACATAAAAATAACTTTTACCGCGCTATTCAGCTTAACAAACGCCGTCAAACAGGTACGCGTTCTAGGCAAAACCATTTTCAATGGGATTACAAAGATGTATCAAAAGTTAGCCCTAACTATGGCAAATACATCAAAAAAGAAATGTTAAGAATCGGTGAAGACTCTGACGAGTTTCAAATGTCGTATAACTGCCTTACTCCAGACACTAAGGTACTTACTAGAGATTTGCGTTATGTAGAGATAGGTTCAGTGCAAGTAGGAGACGTCTTAGTAGGCTTTGATGAGGATGCGTCAACAAAAGGCGCACATCGTAAAATTCGTGAAACCACTGTAACTAAAGCGGAGCGTATCCTTCGTCCTACCTACGAGATTGCACTATCTGACGGCACTGTAGTCAAGTCCTCTGACGGGCATTTATGGTTAGTGTCAACTGCTGGTCGCCGCACCGTGTGGAAGCGCACAGATGAGCTAACTTCTACTGACCGCATTTTCAAAATCTTTGATACTTGGGAAAACGTAGAGGACTACCGAACAGGGTATCTAGCAGCGGCTTTTGACGGAGAAGGTCACTTCTCTCGACAAACAACGCTTGGGTTTTCCCAACGTGAAAACGTAATGCTAAATAAGGTGAAAAAGTATTTAGACGAATTAGAGTTTAAATACTGGGAACGTCACGACACGGGCACTAACAATGACGTGACCGTTCTTCACATTGCTGGTGGTAGGGCAGGTATGTCCCATTTCTTGGGTCAAATACGTCCTGAGCGCCTGCTTCAAAAAGTAGACCTCAACTCGTTTGGCTCTATTGGCCGCCATGATTTTGTCGGACAAGACTTTGAGCACCCACTTGTTTTATCAGTAACTTCAGTAGGTGAGCAAGAAGTTGTCGCTCTTGAGACCACCACTAAAACCTTTATTGCAGAGGGGCTTGCCTCTCATAATTGCAAATGGTTACTTGACCGAGGTATGTTTGTAACCTCTACCGTTCTTGATGAACTTGGGGATACTTCCTCTGAACTTGTAAAGGCGTGGCACCGTACACCTGTTGTTGTAGGGATTGACCCTGCTCGTAAAATTGACTCCACAGTTGTTACCGTAGTGTGGGTGGACTGGGACCGTCCAGATGAGTTTGGGTACTTTGACCATCGCGTCCTTAACTGGATGGAAATTCAAGGAGATGACTGGGAAGACCAGTACTTTCAAATTGTGCAGTTCCTTGCAAACTACGATGTCCTTGCAGTTGGCGTAGACGCCAATGGAGTGGGCGACGCCGTAGCCCAACGTCTTAAGATTTTGTTACCTAGAGCAGAAGTACACTCAGTTGGTAGTAGCCAATCTGAACAATCAAAACGTTGGAAACACCTTAAAGCACTTATTGACCGTCGTATGGTGAGCTGGCCTGCGCACGCAAAAACCCGTCGTTTACGCACGTGGAAGCGCTTCTATCAACAAATGGGTGACCTAGAAACTAAATTTCAGGGGCCTAACTTTTTGGCACATGCACCCGATGAAGCCCATGCCCATGATGACTATGCCGACAGTTTAGCTATTGCCTGCTCTTTAACTATGGACTTAACAATGCCTACAGTGGAGCAATCTAGTAATCCTTTCTTCCGTTAATAATCTCTAGTTTAGGCACATTTTAAGGCTATAAAGCGAGAGACTATCTATTAGGAAAAAGGCCTTTTCCCTACTCAATAAGGAGTCATTAATGACAATCGCACCATCACCTAAATTCCCAGAGCGTCCAGGTAACAATTACGACCGTAAGATGTCACCTGCAACACCAGGACAACGTGGCCCACTTCGTTTTGAAGAAGGAATCGCTACAGACACAGACGTCCCTACAGAATTCACAAAGGGAGCAATGCAAGGATATGTTCCTGCAGCTGGTCGTCCTAATCGCAATGCAAACGTATTTGAAAAGTCAGCTGAAGAAACTATGCGTGAACGCGCACACGTTGGTTCAGCAGCATGGGTAGAAGCACCAGACACTCTTTCAGAGTTCGCTAACGGAGCTTTTGCAGACCATGGTGACAACCGCATCGAAGAAGTTATTCGCAACGGTTCACACCAGCAACGTCTTAACCCATCAGTCGTAAACGACTAATTTCACACTCGTACCCCTGCCTCTCTTCCACGGGGCAGGGTTTCGGGATTTCTAAGGAGTAATCATGGCCCTCATCCGAGGTAAAGAAGTAAAAGAATCGCCAGACCAAACACCGGCGAATCCTAAGCTTTGGAACATGATTACTATGCAAGCTCGCACTAAATTTCCTAAATATCCTTCTCCTGCTGCGGCCCACTGGGTGCATACTCGCTATACACAACTAGGCGGGCAGTTCGTAAAGAACAAAGGACAAGTGGACCCTCGATTCCGCGATTACGCGCATGAGGCTCAAGAGAAAAAGGAAGAAGAGCAAAAGAAGAAGATTTCAAAGCCAGTAGGACGTAACGTCACTTATGGTGAAACAGGTAAGCGTTTTTAAGTAAGTCGTTTCATGGATTTGTCGACTTTCGTGTTATGGTTTACGCATATGTTTTGGGAGGGAAGTAAGTGAGTTCAATTGACTTTTCACCCCCTAGTTATAGGGCGGCGTCAAGCGATTTAACAATCTCAATTTCGCCTCTTGGATTGGTAGAGCTTGCTGATGAAGAGTTCGAAGTTCATGGTCCTCGTCTTAATCGCTATTCTCTTAACTGGGCCATGTATCTTGGCCATCACTATTCTTACCGCCGACAAGTAGGCGAAGCACAACTCGCACTTAATTATTACCGCGCCTTTACTGATTTTGTTCTCAATTTCACTTTTGGTAAAGGGGTCTCCTTCCGTTCCCCAAAAGAAACGGAAGCTATCGTTCCTGACTTGTTAGAACGAGTGTGGGAAGTTGACAACAATAAAGCCACAGTGCTTTGGGAAATTGGTCAACAAGGTGGGGTTTCAGGAGATTGTTTTATTAAAGTTGCTTACGAAGAAGCTTGGACAGATACTGCTGGTCGTAGCCACCCTGGTCGTGTAAGAATTCTTCCTCTTAACTCTAGTTTTGCTTTTCCCGAGTTCCACCCACACGACAGAGAACGCCTTATTCGCTTTAAGCTTAAGTATCGTTTTTGGGGAACATCCCTTGAAGGTACTCGACAAGTCTTTACCTATACTGAAATCCTTACGGATGACATGATTGAGGAGTACATCAATGATGAACTCATTGACTCACGACCTAACCCGCTTGGCACTATTCCTGTTATTCATATTCCGAATGTCCGCATTAGCGGCAGTCCTTGGGGTCTCGCTGATTGCCACGATATCGTTAACATTAATCGTACTTATAACGAGACTGCTACTGATATTGCCGACATTGTTAATTACCATGCTGCTCCCGTTACAGTCATTATTGGAGCGAAAGCATCCCAACTTGAAAAGGGCGCCAACAAGGTTTGGGGCGGACTTCCTAAAGACGCTAAAGTAGAAAACCTTGAAGGCGGTGCACAAGGATTAAAGGGTGCTATGGAGTTCTTGGCTATGCTCAAGAAGTCTATGCACGAAATGATTGGTGTTCCTGAAACCGCGCTTGGTCAAGCGCAACCTATTTCAAATACTTCTGGTGTAGCACTCTCTATCCAATTCCAACCGTTGATGAATCGCTATCACCAGAAGATTATTCAATATGCACACGGACTAGAGCGCGTAAATGAGCTCATTCTTCTTTCACTTGCTGTCAAAGAACCAGAAACATTTACATGGGACCCAACAACGGATGTAAAGCTTAAGAAAGGTCAATTAGACCAGCTAGACCCACAAGACCCTCTTACATACCGTTCATATGTACAGTTCCCACAACCACTTCCTCTTGACAAGCTTATTGCTCTCAATGAAATTCAAACTCTTCTTTCCCTTGGGCTTGAATCTAAAGAGGGGGCACTTCGTGTTCTTGGTGAGGAATTCCCTGCTGAAAAACTCAACGAAATTCGTCAAGAACTTATGGATGATGCTACAGCCGATGGTGCTCTAAAGCTCCTACAGACTCAAATTGAACAAGAAATTATGGACCTAACAGGCTCTGCTCCTGGAATGGTGGGTCAAGGCCCTGCCGGTGCTCCTGGTGCAGCTAGCTCTACTGGTGGTGAACCAAACCCTGCTCCTATACAGCCAACCATTGATGGTGCGCTTTTGGAAGCAAATATGGGTGAAGCTGACTTGAGAAACAAGTTAGTAACTGAAGCTTACGGAACTATGTTGCCTCAGCGACGTAATCCGGATGAGTACGAAAAGTAAGCCGTTTAGGCTGACAATTTCGCACTAAAACGCAAAACTTAATATCGTAAAACGTTCGGTCATATGTGGCACTAATTTGGAAAACGACCCCTAGGATAAAAGGATATAGCTATGGAAACAGCAGAAAGCATGTCATCAGCTTTTCAAGTTGATGGTGCAAGTGCTCCAGTAGTAAACGTGTCGGGTGTTGACGCACCTACTGTAACTACTTCAGCAACAACAGAAACTGCAACATCTTCTCAAAAGTTTTATACTGAAGAAGATTTAGCAAAGGTTCGTGCACAGGAAAAGAGCAAACTCTATCCTGAAATCGATAGCCTTAAAGAAGAAGTTGCTGCACTTAAGAAGGAAAAAGAAGAGAAAGCCGCACGCAAAGCAGCTAAGGAAGCAGCAGAAGCTGCAGATAAAGATGCTAAGCAAAAGGCAAAGCTTGAAGAAGACTTGGACGCCAAGGAACTTATTAAGCTTAAAGAAGCCGAGTGGCAAGAGCAGTTGGAGCGTGAGCGCAGCGAGCGTGAACGAGCCTTCGCTCTCCTGGAGCAAGAACGAAACTTTGCTGAGCTTTCAAGCTATAAGCAAAACCGTTTGGAACAGGAACGCGAAAACATTATCCCAGAGTTGTTAGACCTCGTTGGTGGTAACTCACCAGAAGAAGTTGATGCAAGTCTTGAAGGATTGAAAGAGCGTTCAGCAAGAATTCTCGAATCGGCGCAATCTGCAATGCAGAATGCACGAAAAGAAATGACTGGTACAAGGGCAACCTTGCCACCAGCTGGACCACTGGAAATGAACACGGAATCACGTCAGTTTACGGCGCAAGATATTGCGTCAATGTCGGTCAACGAATACGCAAAGTACAGAGACAAGCTATTGGGCGATGGCGCCCGTGGCAAGTCACGCGGCATGTTCAGTTAATAAACCCCCTATAAACCCCCAATCAAGGAGCTAAATCTAAATGGCATCTGGTATTACAGGAACAGGCAATCTTGCCGCATCTCCTACAGCGTACTCAGGTACGAATACACAGTTGACTCAAGCGATTCAGACAATCTGGTCCAAGGAAATCTTGTTCCAGGCTATGCCTATTCTTCGCTTTGAGCAATTCGCAGTAAAGAAGACAGAACTTGGTGTTGCACCTGGTCTTCAAATCAACTTCATGCGTTACAACAACCTCGGCTTCGCAGCCCCATT